GATCTTCTCGGTGGATTTCTCCTTATCTGCCTTGATGTTCCCCGCAGGATCGGTGCGAATGAAAAGGCGATCTCGTGGATGTTGCACTTCTTGCCAAGCCTCTCAATGAACACCTCGATAAATCCGTAGTGAACTACATTGCCTTCTGTGGTCATAAGAAATCCCTGCTTGTCCCATAACGTCATACGGCACATGGTCACGTCGCACGCGAAGGTCGATGTTCTTCTCGGGAATCCAGAAGTACGGAAGCACGGCAAACTTTTGCCCTTCCAGAATGTCTTTCACCTTCTGGTGCCTCTCGTAGCAGATGGACTGCGTATCTGTTCCCGCCGTGGTGATGAGGAACACGTCCCCTTCGTATGACATAGGCACTCGATGAAGCCTACGGCGTAATCCGCAGCGGCTTTGTCATAGTGTGCGTCCTCTGCCATGAACTTCGTCGGTGTGTAGTCCGTCAGTTTCCGCAAGCAATCACCCCCATCAAAAAAGAGCCGCCGTCAGCGACTCACAATATCTGAAACGAGAAGCAGCCCCGAAGGGCTGTTTTATTGTTTGGCGTGGCTTAGATGTGCTTCATGCACCAAGCCATCGCGTGTCCGCCGTCCTCGAAAAGTTCCGTGGCGGCTTCGACGAGGTTCAGGCGGCATTCGATGTCCGCAAATCCCGTCTCCCCCGGCGTTTCGACCATCTCGTAGACGGCTGCGTGGAAGCCCTAGCACTCCATCCCGACCACAAGGATCTGCTGGCCGTAGCGCAGGATTGCGCCGCTCGTCCCGAACCGCATCTCATCGAGGTGTTCCATCGTGGTGATCTTCGGCCAGCTTGCTTCTGCGTTCTTCATTTTGTGTTCCTCGCTTTCTGTGTGTAGGTTGTTCCCTTCGGTCACGTACATATATGTCTCTAAACGCAGAATATAGCAAGTCGTATTTTGAATAAACTACACTTATTTTTCGAGAGAAACACAGCCCCGAAAGGCTGTGCTAAATCCCTAGAATCGTAGGCTATTTTTCACCCGTGAGGATAAACCGCACATACGCCGCACGGTCTTCCTCGATGAAGCAGACCAGTTCGTAGAATCCCATCTCAAACGCCATGCGTTGAACGCTGGGAACATCGAACATATTCACTTGCCCCGAATTGCGGATGTCCATGATCTGGGAAACAACCTTCTCGTTCATGACTGACCGCCTTTCTGCACGATGCGGAAGGAATCCACGCCTGGGATCATGCTCAGTGACGATCCTGTCTCCCATCGGACAAGAATCTGCCCCGCGTCATCAACGCCCATGACCTCGCCTATCGATCCCGTCGGCGGGGCTTGCGGATCGTCCATTCCGAGGAGTTCCACTCTTGTCCCGCGCGGGTACCGTTGCCGCAGTGCGGCGATCTGCTCTCTACTCGGAAACCGCATGATCCTCAGCCTCCTTCCGATGTCCGCTCTTGAACGCGCTGCTGCCCGTGAGGTTCTGCAGGAGAATCTTGCGCGACTGTTTGTAGGCGTTTCCGATCATGCCAAGGCGCAGGAGGAAGCAGCGGAAAGCGTATTTTTCGTTGTCCACAATTTTCTCCTTAGACGTGACACGCTTCTGCGTCCTCGCCATCAGGCAGAGTTTGCTGATGAATTCGGCGTATGCCTTTGCCATCTCATCCGTAATTGTGCCGTGCAGCCATGCGAAGGTTATGCGGTCGCCCTCCAGCGTGTAGGTCGCTTCCCGAATGTCGAAGGCGTGGCGAATCAGCCGCCCCTTGCTCAGAAGGAGTGCGTCGAGATTCTGCAGTGCCGTCTCGGTGAAAAGGCTGCGCGGAAGACTGATGGAAAGGCTGTCCTCGTTGGATTCCATGAGGGTTTCCTCTGTCGGAGCAGGTTCTGCCGGCGTTCCCATCTGGACTAGCACATTATCTTCGACGGCTTCTGTCTGGCTCGACTCGATCTCTGCCGCTTCCGTCGGGATCGGCTCATTCGCCCCTGTGTCCGCGCAGGAAGCCTCGTTCTCCCAATCCTCGGACGTGAAGCCCGCCTCGCGCAGTGTCGTACGCACACGCGCAACTGTCGCTTCGTCAACGGAATCGTCGAAGCAAAGGCTGCCGTCCTTCGTGATCTCGAATGCGCCGACCTTGTAGGAAAAACTCGGTGCGCCGCTGTAGGCGGGCTTGATGCCCAGTGCCTCTCCGACGATCCCGACCATCGCCTTGCGCTCTTCCTTCTGGATGTTGTAATTGACCTTCATTTTGAAAACCTCCTTTATGAACTTTGGTCATTACATACATCACTCGTATGGGAAGGATTAGCAAGCGGATTGTGTTGTATACACCATAGCCTCAGTGAGATAAACCGCAGAGCGTCATCATTTCACAGAATGAGGATCAGTCATCCCCTCGAGCATCTTGCCCGTCATCCAGATCGCGCCGTCGATGACGAGCGGTAGGAAGATGCGGTCGCGGAATCTGCACCATCCCGTCTCCTTCTCCGCGCTCTCCTTCAGTGCCGCCGTATACGCCGCCGATACTTCACGCGCTGCAGGAAGCCCCTTCTCATGAAGCCAGAGAACAGTCGCTTCCTTCGCCTCCGTCCGCACAAAATCTCCCACATGATTCTTCAGTTCGTTTTGAATGTGTTCCAGTTTCATCTTCAACACGCTCCTTCATAATCCGTTACCCCACGCGCAATGGCGCGGGCAAATTCATCCTGCTGTGTCCCAAGAAGCTGCGCATCGTTCGCATGGTCGATAAACGCAAGCTCCACAAGCACAGCGACCGCATCCGTGTTGCTCAGGACATATAAGCCGTTGACACCAGGCTTCGCTCCCTTTGTGCCTCGATCCACAGTGCCGAGCACACCCAAAATCTGGTTCTGGATGCACTGTGCCAGCTTCTCGCCTTCGGTGCTTCCGTAGTAATGCCACGTTTCCGTCCCCTGCGCCATGCCGTTACAGGCGTTACAGTGGATGGAGATAAACACATCGGTATCCGCATAGTTGGAAGCTGAGACAACTTCATGCAGACTATCGGACTGCAAGTTGCCGACCACCTCAACACCTGCGGCACTCAAATAGTCCGCCGCAAGATCAGCGACATTTTTTGCGACATCACATTCCCGCAGCCCATAGCTGCACGCGCCGGGGTCGGGATTCCCGTCCGGTGCATGGCCCGGATTCAAAAACACACGCATTATGCTTCCTCCTTCGCTTTCGGCACATCCACATACGGAATGCGCTCACCGTCACGTTCCAATAACACATCTTCGGCATTGCCGTCCTTACTCTGGATGTACCGTTCGACGGCGACATCCACAAACTTCGGCTCAAGCTCCACACCATAGCAGATACGCCCCAACTGGTCGCAAGCAATCAGGGTCGATGCCGAGCCGAGGAATCCGTCAAGAACGATACCATTCGTCTGCGTACACTGTTTGACGAGGTACGCAATGAGCGGAACAGGCTTCGAGGACGGATGCCCACAGCCGTCCTTCTTTGAATCCTTGATGCGATCGAACGCAAAGACGGTGGTCTGCTTCTGATCGCCATACCATCTGTGCCGACCGTCCTTCCTCCATCCCCAGATAATCGGCTCGTGAATGTACTTCCAGTCCGTCCGTGTAAGAACGAGACGATCTTTCTTCCACACCAGACCTGCCCCAACTTTAAAGCCCGCATCCTCATAAGCGTCATGAAAGATGCGGGCTTTTGCTGTTGCGTAGAAAACGTAGATGGAAGCGTCCGTCGCCATCGCCGAGTGGAATGCGGTAAAGGCAGATTTCAGGAAGTCGTAAGCGTCCTTGTCATTTAGATCGTCATTCTTGATTTTCCCCGATGTGCTTTCAAGCTGGATCATATATGGGGGATCCGTGCAGACGAGATTGACCTTCTCACTGCCGAGCAGCCGCTCGTATGTCTTTGGCAGAGTGGAATCGCCGCAGATAACACGGTGCTTGCCAAGATGCCAGACATCTCCTGTTTTGGCGACACAGGGCTTCTGTAGTTCTGCGTCCACATCGAAGTCGTCTTCCTGTGCTTCACCGTCATCCAGTGAAAGCAGGTCTGCGATTTCAGCTTCGTCGAAGCCAGTGAGCGAGATGTCGAAATCCATGCCCTGCAACGCTTCCATATCGACACGCAGCATATCTTCGTCCCACCCTGCGTCAAGTGCGAATCTGTTGTCCGCGAGGATGTACGCCTTCTTCTGGGCTTCCGTCAGATGATCGACAAATACACACGGCACGCTCTCCATGCCCTCTGCCCGCGCCGCCGCAATACGTCCGTGTCCTGCGAGAATGCCATAGTCCTTGTCGATAATGACTGGACTGACGAACCCGAACTCGCGCAGGCTGCCGCGCAGCTTGTTAACCTGCTCGGGCGAGTGCGTCCGTGCATTGTTGGTATAAGGCACTAGCCTGTCGAGCGGATGCGGAGGAAAGGAGGCTCTTCTTGCCATTGCTGAGCGCAAGAGCCGATTCCCGTGTTTGCGCAAGGTGAAGGACAAAAAGAGCAGTTCCATCATGGAGGCGCTGCGCTCCATTCAAGAAGAGTTCGGTGCCTCTTTCGAAGAACTTTTTGAGACGATTACGACGGATAATGGGACGGAGTTTTCGCGCCTTCCCGAACTCGAAGAGGGACGTCGTTTACGCATCTACTACGCGCATCCATATTGTCCGAGTGACAAGGGGATGATCGAGAACATGAACCGCATCATACGACGTTTTATCCAAAGGGAATGCGTTTAGAGGAGTGCACGGCTGATGAGATCATTGCGATACAACAATGGCTCAGAGACCTGCCACGAAAGAAACTCGGCTACTATACGACACAGGAATGTTTCCTGCATGAGTGCCATAAGGCTTCTGTTTAATAATCTTTTTTACTGTGCAACTTATTCTTGCAATCCACCCAAACTTTTTCGGTATTCTGCTGCCTTGATTTATTGCCAAATTCGTGTATAATGCAAAGTAACAGGACTCCCCACACCTCTCAACGATGTGTCCCAGGGGAGACATTTTTTTATAAAAACGGATGATGTATCATGACAGAAACAAAACGTCCTACGACCATTGCTGAACAAATTGCCATTCTAAAAGATCATGGCTGTATCATTTCCGATTCCACTTTTGCAGAGGAAATTTTATCAACCATCAACTATTACCGCCTTTCTGCTTATTTCCGCCCCTTTAGAAATGATGACGGAATTTTTCTTTCGGACACAACCTTTGAAAAGATTCATCGCATTTACGAGTTTGATCGAGAGTTGCGTTCGCTTCTTTTCAGTGCGATAGAGTCCATTGAAATCGCTTTGCGGGCACGTCTTTCATATCTGCACGGGCTACGTTACGGTGCCCTTGGATATCTTGATTCTGCAAACTTTAACGTGCGACATAACACAGATCGTTTTTTAGAAAATATACAAAGAGAGATTACCAGTAATCGGAATGTCCCTTTTGTACAGCATCATCAACAGAAATATCACGGCAATTTTCCAGTGTGGGTAATCACTGAATTATTCACATTTGGTATGCTGTCATATTTTTATAGCGACTTACTCACACAAGATCAAAAAGCCATAGCGCGGCAATATAACACAAGCCATACGGTCTTAAAAAGCTGGCTGCGCTGTTGTACAGATGCGCGAAATATCTGTGCGCATTATGGACGTTTGTACTATCGTGTGTTTTCTGCAGCTCCTGCCGGATTTAACCTCTCTACTGGCGTTCGTTGGCGCATGTGGGCAGTTATGCTTGTCATAAAAGCTCTCTATCCTTCCCCTCAAAAATGGAGTGAAGAATTTGTCCCGCGTGCAGAAAAGCTCTTTCAAAAATATGCAGATGATATCGATTTATACCACTTGGGCTTTCCTCGTGACTGGAAAATACATCTGTAAAACGAGCCATCAAGTTTGTGTGAGATTCCGCTCCGACTTGATGGCTCGTTTTCTATGCGTATTCTTTAATACCCCGTTTGAACCGACGTTTTTGTGCGTGCGCCCCCTCCCCGGTCCAGTAATGGCACGGTTTTAGAGATTTGACCGCCCCCTGGGGGCAATATTGTGTTGCATTTACTTCACTTTCGCGTTACAATAGTCAAAAGGAGGTTATCCATCATGTCCAAGACCGCAACAATCAATATGCGCATCGAACCGACAATCAAAGCGCAAGCTGAAACCGTTTTTTCTAGTTTCGGCATCTCCGTGACCGACGCCATCAACATCTTTCTGCACGCATCCATCATGGAGGGAGGCTTCCCCTTCCAACCGAAACAGCCCCGTTATAACAGGGAAACACTTCTTGCCATGCAGGAAGCACGCGACATCATGGATGGCAAAATCGAGCCGAAGCGTTATCCGTCGCTGTCCGCACTGATGGATGATCTGGATGCGGAGGATGCTCATGCTTGATCTCGTCACCACCACGCAGTTCCGCAAGGATTTAAAGAAGCTGCGTAAACGTGGAGCAGATATGCAAAAGCTGGATGATATCCTGCAAATGCTCTGCGCGGAAAAACAACTCCCCGAAAGGTATCGGGATCATGCTCTGGTTGGCGATTACATTGGTTTTCGTGAATGCCACATCATGCCGGACTGGTTACTTGTGTACGCCATCGATAAAGGAAAACTGATTCTAACCGCTTCCCGCACGGGTTCGCATAGCGATCTCTTCTAACCGATTCATTGGAGTCGGCTTTTTATTTTGGTACTTTCCGCCGATGAATTCGCTCGTGGCAGGATACGCAGAGCGACATCAAATTGCTCTCCTCATGTGTGCCGCCCTCAGAAATCGGTCGAATCTTCATGGCGACTCCTCCTTTCCACTCCCATTTTCCTGTACTATCCGCACGATAGCAAGTCAATATCTGAAAATAGAAGCCCAATGACGGAACGATATTTTTCACGCATTCGCGCTTCAAATTCGAGATATTCGTCCTCTGACAAAAGTCCGCTCTGCAGCATTTTCCATGAAGTACGCATCACCATCTGATACGTCATTTCCCGAAGTCCTTCTTCCTTGCTCATTTCAACATCTCCCTTCATGGAATAGCAGACAAAAACGGCACTTTTGGTGACCCAAAAAGTAAAAAATAACCCGACGGTAAGCCGCCGGGCATTGACGTTGTTATGTATCCTACTGATTTTTAAGACTATGCATCATATCCTGTAATTTCTGCGGAACGGCCCCCCCTCCGTGCTGCGTTCTCGAAGATCGAGATTCCCTCATTCGAGATGAAGAGAAATGCCTGATTTCGTATTCGCGTTCATGTATCCACATTACTCCATGCAGATGACAATTTTTCCCTGCACTTTATGTCCATCAAGGTCAATCAGCGCCTGCCTGATGTCGTCGAAGCGATATACCGCTCCGGTGAGCGGCTTTAAGTTATACTTGTCTATAAAACTGAAAATGTCCCTCAAATCATCATCCGTTGGATCATTCGAGTGAAACCCGGTCAGATATACGCCATTTGGTATGTGATTCAGCGGCGAAAAGCTCTGGAATGCAAACACATTTCCAAGAACGCCGGTATGACAAATGATGCCACCGGGTTCTACCGACCGCATCGTATCAAATAATGTTTTGCAACCAATCAGTTCCAGTGCCTTCGTTGCTCCGCAAATCTTGTCGGCGATCTCTCCATCGTCAAGGACAGATTCATCCGCACCGCCTTCCTGAAGCAAATGCAGGTGTTTGACCCGGTGTGTGGTTGCGATGATTTTACAGCCAAGTGCCTTTGCCATTTGTATGGCAGCAAACCCCAGAGCGCAGCTTGCGCCGCGGATCAGAAGCGTGTCATCACACTTCAGCTGCAGACGCTGCATCAGCGATCCCCATGCGGTATAGTAGGTTTCAGGAACAGCACCCATCTCGATCCAGCTCAGTTCCGTATCGACCGGAAACACATGATGTCGTGGCAAAAGTGCATATTCGGCATAGCTGCCGTCAAAACTTCTCCCCATGCCGCCCATAAGGGCGACCACCTTTTGTCCAACGTTCAGGTCTGTATCGGACGCATCCTCGATCACGCCTACGCATTCAATGCCAGGGATGATGGGTTTCTTGATATAATCCCGCAGGATTTCATGTTCCCGGAGAATCTGCTCCGAATGGTTCAGTCCAAACGCCTTGATCTTTACAAGCACCCATCTCGATTTGACGGCAGGAACAGCAACCTCGGAAAATACGATGTCTTCTGCTATTGTTGGCTGATCGAGCACAATCGCTCTCATTGTTTTCATGTAGCATATCCTTCTTATCTTGAGCTTTTATTGAAACAGTATACCGTTTTCATCTGCCCAGCACTGCGGATCTTCGGCATAAAAGCTGCCGCTTGTCCCCTTTGCCACGGCAGGACACCCCCTGCACCATGCAAGCAGTTTGCATCGCGCACATTTACCGAACCGCTCGTATTCCCGATAACTTTCCATGCTTGTCACCCATACATCGGCAAGACGGTCTTCAAAAATATTTCCGACCTTGCTGTCTGCTGCTCTGCGGCAAGCGTAGATATCGCCGGAAGGAAGAATGGTGATATGACAGTTTCCACAATTGCAGCCGCCATAGATCATACCATCCTTCGCGTTTTGGGGAATCTTAAATACACCCGTCTCGTATTCATACAACGTCCATAGGTGATCCTTTTTGTTGAAGTAGGTATCGCACCCCTGCTCCGCATAGTCCTTGAACTTCTGATCGCAGACGGCAAGCAGTTCCCGATATTCCTGCGCTGTCATGGACGCATCCAGATCGCCGCCGCTCGGAACGTATCTGGAAAAGGCAAATACATTCACCCCCGCCGCCGCGACCGCATCAATGATGCCTGGTACTTCCATACGATTCGTTTTGGATACCGTGGTCATGATGACGCTCCGTATGCCCGCTCTGTTGAGACAGGCAATCTTCTCTAAGGTACAGTCATAAGAGCCTGGCTTCCTGAACCAATCGTGCGTTTCCCTGAGTCCATCAAGAGAAAGCTGGTACTTCTCACAGCCATAACATTTCAGCTCCCGACAAATCTGGTCATTCAGATGAAACGGATTGCCGAGAATCGTGAACTTGATCGCATGATCGTGAATCAGTTCAAGCAGTTTCCAAAAATCAGGATGCAGGATCGGATCACCGCCCGTAATATAAAAATAGGGCGTTCTTCCATATACTTCGCAGAAATCAAGGCAGTTGTAGAAGGTGCTTTCCAGCTGCTTCCATGTCATGGAAAGAACACAGGTATGGTCGCCGGCGGAGTAAATATAACAGTGCTTGCACCTCTGGTCACATGCATCTGTTATGTGCCATTGAAAGGAAAAGTATGGTTTCATGATCTTTCACCGTCGTCCGTTTTATCTGCAACATCTGTGCAGCTGTTTTCTTTCAAAAAGAATCCTCCAACCCTGATAAAGCTGGAGGATTCCCGTTCTGCTCAAACAAGAAAGGAGGTTATCCCACTCTTATTTGTCGCCTGCGCCGCAGGAAGACCCGCAAGCCGACGGCTTCTCTTGTGGCTTATCGCCGGCACCGCAGGCTGCAGGGGCCTCTGCAGGCTTGTCATCAGCACCGCAGGCAGCGGGTTTCTCATTGGGCTTGTCACCTGCACCGCAGGCTGCTCCGCAGCCGCTGGCCGTCTTGTCTTCCACCCATCCGGAAAGGTTTGATAATGCCATGCTCGTCCTCCTTATCGACATCCAGCAGACACCATTGCCTTCTGTGATTTCGATTATATTCAAGGATGTAACCTCCCGCAAGTACGCACAATTTTGTAACCTGCGTTACTTCAAAGTAAGTATAACGAAAGAAACTCTTCTATAACAACAGGAGGGCAGGTTATTGACATTTTTGGGCTATTACATTATATATAGCATGTAACGTTTCGTTTTGAGTGCTGCATATATAATGTGAGGAGATGGTTTGTCATGCGCAAGAAAGAAGATCTTCCGGAATGTGATGTCGCAACGACAGTCAGCATGATTGGAAGCAAGTGGAAGCTTCTTATTATCAGGAATCTCATCTTGCGCCCTTGGCGTTTTAACGAACTGCAAAGAGCTCTTGGGGGGATCAGCCAGAAGGTACTGACGGACAGTCTTCGACAACTGGAAGCTGACGGAATCATCACGCGCACTGTCTACCCTGAAGTGCCGCCGCGTGTGGAATATGCGCTCTCTTCATTGGGCGAATCCTTAAACCCAATCATTGCAGCTATGAAACAATGGGGGCAAAGATATAAAGATCTTGCAGAATAAAAATATACTTCACACAAAATTCAATGCCCGACGATCATTCACCGGGTATTGAATTTGTTATGTATCCTACTGATTTTTAAGACTGTGCAAAGAAGTAATACAATAGCTACTCTTAGGAGGATAATCGTGGCTGTCTTTTACGTGTTCCAAGGGGAAACATACAATGAAGAATGCTCTGGAGGATATGTATGGTCCCCGCAAAGAAATAAATCCGGTGGAAAAAACGCTGGTTATACAACGATGACGCATGTGAAAAAAGGAGACTTCATTCTACATAACTCAAACACCAAGATTATGGCGATTAGCATTGCTCAGGTAGATTGTTACAAAGCGATGCAACCAGCAACACTAAAAGCTGCAAATACATCGGTAGATTGGGATAACGAGGGGTATCGGATCGATACAAGTTACTTCGCTTTTGATACACCTCTAAAAATTACCAACTATAAAGAATGGTTCAGCCAGCATTATCAAAAAGACAGTGCGTTCATGGTCAGCGGAAGAGGCAAGCAACAGTATATGTGTCATCTTGCACCTGAACATGCAGTATTTATTCTTGAGAAAGCTGCTGCAATTCAAAAAGAGCAGGGCCTACTTAAAACAATTCAATCCGCCTTAACAGAAATCCTAGGAGATAAAGATCCTGAATATGATGTCATAGAGCAAGAAGAGATCAACAGCTTGCTCGACGATGAGACCGTCCCCCCTGAATGGACTGGGGAAATGCTTCCACAGGTAACCATAATATCGTCTATGACAGGAAGAGAGCTGCCAAAAAGAGACCCAAAGCGTGCAGCCGATGCATTGAATCGTGCTGGCTATATTTGTGAAGTAAATGCTGAGGATAGGATCTTCCTAAGAAAAAATGGAAAGGGCTATACTGAGCCGCACCATCTCATCCCTATTAGCAGATACAAAGATTTTAAGTATAGTCTGGATGTAATGGAAAACATTGTATCTCTTTGTAGTCATTGTCATAATTTGCTTCATTATGGTAGATTCGGAGATAAAGAACCTATTTTGGAGAAGCTATATTATGAGCGTATTGAAGCCCTTAGAAAATGCGGCCTTGATTTAAGTTTGGAGCAACTAAAGGAGTATTATCGTTAGGCATAGAAAAATACTCGCTCTGACCTGCCCCTCTATTTCTTGTACCCAGTCCACTGCTCATATTTATTGGCGCAGTGGTAACCTGCCTGGGTTTCTTTGCCCTTGAACGAACTCTTCTTATTGATGCACACTCCCAGAACTCGGTCATTTTCACAGCGAACAGACTTGCCGGATTCTCGCTTGCCCATCCAATGTTCACAAGTAGCACAGCATTTACGGTTCAGTAGGACGCTCATTCATATCACCTCTTTTATCAATGATTTGCTAAATTTTCATGCCGGATGTGGAAATCAACGCGCTGGCAATAAACACGACCTCCTCACACTTCTTACCCGCTCTCACCGTCCATATAAATCGTGCTGCCGGGAAGCAAGGGATAATCTCCTGTACTTTTTCGCTAATATAATCGAAAAGCTCATCCTCCTGCTCTGAAATATCCCACCATTCCAGCATTTCATCTGCGATGAAAGAATGTTCTTCGTCCACACCGAAAGAGATCAGTACGCCCTCTACTGTCTCATCCTGCACGGGCAATTTTCCTGCCTCCGAGATACATTGAATCTTCCCGTCTTGCGATGCCAGCGTCTTTTTGATCTTGGAATAGTCCAAGTCCCCCATATCCTCATAACAGCTTTTGCCCCACCACAGTCCAAACCAGTGCACGAAATCCTTTGCATAATCCGCATCATCGAAACAAAAGATGTCAGGATTATTCAAGTGTCGGTAGAACTCATCCGTTTGCCGCGCCAACAAGGGCTGCACTGATTCGATAAATTCCCCCTCGGAGGCTGTACGATATACGAGGAGCATATCCTGCTGTTCAAATATCTCCGGCGGCATCGCTGCGATATGGGTGTCCGAAACCAGCAAGACGCGCCATAGCCATACTTCATCCTCTTCCATGTCGTACAGCTCATCGTCCTCAGAGCTTTCTCTATCTAAAGCCCCGTTCCATATCACATACGGCTCATCATCTCCTTCATATCTCTCGCGATCTTTATAAAATCGCCGCACAGGCATACCATAGAAGCGGGCGCACTCCGTAGCGCAGGAATAATTACGCTCCAAAGGAGGAAACAAATCCTCATCGGCACAGGTAATTCGCAGATCCCAAATTTCCTTGTAGGATGACATTTCTTCCCCCCATCCATTCGATTGATCGCACGCCTTTCCGCGCACAAGTCTTTGAATGCTACATCTGTATATGACCGTTTTATCATAATCCATTGCACGAGCGACCCACTTGATCGGTCAATCTCGTTGCAAGAAGTGCAGTCACGCTCTTCTCATGACACTCTATGATCATCCATATAATGTCTGCACTTTCGTGAAAAGAACTGCAGAGTTTCTCCGCTTGTCCACATACTTCAAGCATTGAAAGCTGCTCATCCCCTCGAAAGATTAACAAAGCTCCCTGTACTTCTGCATCTTGTGCGGACAATTTTTCCTGCGGAAACAGATTTTTCTTCGATATGCAGAGAATATTGCCTTGCTGTGATGCGAATGCCTTGATCACATCATCGAAGTCAATATCAATCACTTGAACATCAGCGAGCATCTGCCATCCAATGAAGCGAATAAACTCTTTTGCGGCATCCACATTGGCAAAACAAACGACTGCAGGATGACATACGACCTCACCCGGCTCCCTCTTCTGCAGACAAAAGAGCGGTCGCACGCATTCGGCTAGCTGCTTCTCGCTGTTTGTCCGATAGACAAGTACCATATCCTGCTTCTTGAGCATTTCTACAGGGATCTCTGCCACGGATACATCCGCCGTTAAGAGGATTCGCCAGCCCCAAACATCATCTTCGGTATGTGTCAAATCGGTTTTTTCTGTCCCTCGACAGAACCGCTTTACAGAAATACCACATTCGATCTCGCAGGTCTCCCGATGAGGATCGTATTCCCGCAATGACGGCAGCAAATCATCATGCTTGCACGCAATTCTAAGTTCGCGCGCGCCCTCGTACACTCGCATTTTCGCGCTCTCCTCACCAAGTTGATTCCCCGCATACAAATAGGGCACAATTCACTGTTCTTCGGGCGCTATGTTTTTTAGGACATGGGCTGTGCGACAAAAACAAGAATTTCGTTCTTATCATGTACCTCAATCTGCCATAGAACATTGACCCCATCTGCAAAACAACCGGCGATGGCTTCCGCTTTTTCCATCACATCAAACATGGAAAGTTCTTTTGAGCCTCTGAAAATCAGCTGTACGCCCCTCGCTGCGCTGTTCCGCACAGGCATCTCCTCCCACGGGAGAATTTCTCCCGAGAGCCATCGCAGATTCCCCTTTGTCGATGCAAGAAGCGGTAAAACATCGTCCCATGTCGCACCAATCACCTGAGATTGATGCGGAGCCCATAAGCCTGACCCACAAACATAAGCCTTCGCAGAATCGGCATCTGCGAAGCAAAGGACAGCAGGTCTTGCACATTGGTCGCTGCCATCCTCCTGCAGCGCTGTCAACCGCTCTGTACAAGCGATAAAGTTTTCCTCAGAGTCCGTACGGTAAACACAAATGACATCCTGCTCTTTTAACACCTCAGGTGGTATGCTTTTTACCTGCACATCCGGAATCAGCATGGTATTCCGCCAAGATACTACATCCAAAGAAATCGACTGTTCCTGTTCCACTTCCGGATAAAACAGACGCACGGGCATCCCACATAGAGATTCGTACTCCTCGACATGAGAGTAATAGCGAGCGAGGGCAGAAAACACGCTCTCATCCGCACAGGCAAGTCTTACCCCATGATCCGTCGAGGCACTCTCTTCATCTTTGAACATTTCCTCAAACATTGTTCTCCCTCTTTTCATCTATTTCAGTCAACATCAGATTTCCTTAATTCGTTTCTTCCTGTGAACACGCTATATCAGGCTGCTCCGACAGTTTGTCAAAAATACGGAAAATCTGTTTTATGTCCTCCTTTGAAATGCTCATTAAGGGTAAATCTACGTAATAACAAGCCTGCAAGCCGGCATAGTCTTCCAGATTTTTTATATCTCTCCGATGCAACATCATAGTAATTCCATCCACAACGATATCGCGAGTACCTCTTTCTGCATTAGCATTGTCATCAAACGCCTCCGCTAAATTTTCCCCCGTGAGATTTTTTGAAATAGCGTTTGGAGAAATATACCTCAAAACTCTAAAAATCGGCTCCGACGGATCGGCTTCATTTGTGTTCGTCAAAAAGATATTCACTGCATACAATGAAGTGTCCCCGTTGCCTGTATTTGCTTCTTTGCTAAACAGCCACCAAAAATCATTCACCATGCCAGCTGCCGGATATTCATATCCCTTTTCCTTGTTCTTGTTTTGGTTCTTGATAAACGTATATTCGCACCCCTCGTTCTCAGATTCAGATTTTATGGCTTCGCGCAATTTCTGAACATTTCTGTACGTCATAAAGACCACATACGCAGCATTCCTATAATTCGTCGTATAATCTTTATTATTATCCATCATAAAGTATCCGTCCTTCTCTATCAATGTGCCTGATTTATCTGAAATGCCGTTTGTCATAGAAAAAAAGGTATCGAAGCCCTTTCTTGTCAATAATCTTACCAAATCACGTATCATCAGTCTCTGCCCAAATGTATATTTGCTTTCATTGCCTCCATTCAAAAGATCCTTCATCGATTGCAGTATGCCTTCCCAACTTGCAAAAACGAAACAGACACCTTGCTTTCTTATAACAGCCTTATATGCACGATAGACCGATACGCATGATTCGTGCCCCGCAATAAACAGCAGGATTTTTGCTTTGTCTTTGGCTAAATCGCATAAAATTTCTGCTTCGCGAATGAGCTGGTCGTCTGAGGACAGTCCGCTGTTGAGCTTTACCTCAATGCCAACACAGCAATTGTCAAAGTCCAACAAAACATCCAATTCCCCACGATCGTGTTTTGGCCAAAATTTGATATGCTCCTCATCTCTTATATTTGTGCAATTCACGTTTTCTATGAGCTGAATTGCAGCCTGTGATTCTTCTTGCTGCTTCTCCGATATGCGTAATGCCCCGCATAGGATTGGTTGCAGTCCATCACAAAAATCCAAGTACCTTAGTGTACCGAAAAAATCCCCAGTCAGCTTATCCTCCAAATTATCGGATAGGTTCGAGCCGGATCTGCTGATTTTTCCATAAAATTCCTCGACCATGATTACCTCCATTTCACCTACTCAAGATGCTGATGTCACAAAACCTGCGAAAATGAACCTAGGAGAACTATCCGTTGACCGAAAGAACCGAGGGACCAATCATTGACACATGTTTCCGATATGCAAAGTTTGAGTTTGTCATATGCCCTCCTTTCTCACCTAAAACCATCTTCAATATGCAATGCAAGGAACACCTGCAATTGTCCCCTTGTTTTCTGATTCATCATCTCTCGGATATAAAAGGAGTAGATTATTTGCTCCAATCGTGCGCATTTCTCTCAACTGAACAACCTTCCTTGCTGTCGTGATGAGAATTGCCTGCCCTACATTTTTGTGGGGCTTATATATCTCCTTAAAGTTTTCCCAGCTTCCGCTCGCGTTTCCATATGCATCGATTTTTTCAAAGTGCCGCCTAAGTCTCGATGCCGACACACGCAAAGGTGACAGCGGCGAAAATGTCTCATCCCGCCATAAAAATACGCTGTAATACGACAGCCAAAAGTAATTGTCCCTTTTTATGAATTGAACGAGCGCATCCAGAATCGGTACTATCGTCTTTTCATCTGTTTCGCAGTCAATGATAATGACCACGCGATCATGCCCTGTCGTTATCTCGCGCAGTTCCACCGCACCTTCAATTCTATATGACACGACATAATCGAGGCTATTTGGCAATCGCTTCGTAAGAGCTCTCGCTAACTCTCTGTCAAACTTGCTCATTGTACTTCAACTCCGATCCGTGTAAACTTTTAGGCAAGAAGCAGTCATTCTCGATCAAATTCATGGCATCACTTCTTACTGTACGGGCGTCTGCCAATATCCTGCAAGCCTCAGATCGGATTCATACCGTAACGTTTCCGCAGCACATTCACAAGCAGCAGGGAATCATCGGCAGACAAGTAGGGAACTTTTACTGTAGCCGCGTAATAAAAACCTCGGTCATTCAGAATTTTTCTCAGGTCACTCGCTGAAAGTGACTTGATTTTACTATCCTGCTGCAACTTCGGTGTCAACAGTTTGACCGACCGATAACGTTCTTCCTTCGTCGGATCCTCGAACCCCCTCGGGGAATCAATGATACCCGCACCGATGACCCCGATGCCTTTATGATAGTAAAAGACATAGTCCCCCTGCTGAAAGCGCCGCACTTCATCAACTGCTTCTCCATAGGCACTGCCCTTGGACTTGTCAAACATATCCCAGACAGCAGCTTCGTCGTACGATTTATTGGTATCAAACAGAATGCCTTTCCTATCCTTTGGATTGACATGAACATCATAAGGCTTTGCAAAAAACTCGAAATACTGTTCCTCGCCGATCTTGTAGATACGATAGGGCAAAAAGTCGATATCAACTCCGGCTACCCGCCAATAATTGACGGCTCCAATCATCATATCATCAGAGGTACTCCCCACAATGACCAGTTTCTGATGCTGATTGAACTTCACATCGCTCAATGGCACTGTCAGATCAAAAACGGATTGATGTGCTTCGGTCAGTGTTGTATCCGATTTGCTGTACTGGCGATACAGGTGATCGAGATCCGCATAACTGTATCGACCAAATTTCTGCGCATAGCGCATGAGCTGCAAGGTGGTATCGCCGCCCACCTTCCCTCGCTTCAGTTCGAACAGAACCAGATTCCCATACTGATCCAGAGCCATGATGTCAGGTTCTTCCTGATACTGTCGTTCTTGGAAAATGGGCATCAGAAGTCCGCCTGCCGTATACAGTTCGCTCATGTACGCTACAAGCAGCTCCTCAAGATCTTTTTCCTTGTCGCCAATATCCGCACAGCTGTAATACTCCAATGGATGCAGAACATTTTTCTTCGTCCCATCCGTCTGCGGCTCTTTGCTATAACGGTATAGCATCTCAATCAAATCCTTTCTAAATGAGCATGAAAATCTATAGGTCAAACTGTATATGCAGACCGATTGGCTGAGTTTCTATGAGAGCGCATACTATGTCCACAAAGTGAATATTTGTGCATGCGACTTACCGATAAAAACTTACCATACAATCAACAACCTCACGAATCTCATCCCGCAGACTTTCCGGCTCTAAAATCTCTGCATACTGCCCGTACTGCAGTGCCCAGTATCTCATCGCCTGTTTGTTGCAGGCAACGGAAACAATGAGTTTATCCGCCTCCTCTTGAACAATGCGAAATTTCTTACCGAACCAGTCGATCAGTGCTCCTATCATGTGCTCAGAGACGCGCATCTTCACTTGCACGCTCGGACCGCTGAACATATAGATGTGTTCTTCCATGTGCTTGGATAAACTGTAGCCTTGGACAAAATCTTCCATTTGATCCATCGGCTTGACTTTCTCATCGAGCATCTCCAGCTTCGTCATATAATCTAGGCGATAGTGAGAAAGTCGATTGCCTGCGTCGTAACTGCAGAGCAAATAATATCTACCTTGATTTGCCACCATCTGATACGGGTTCACGATGTACGGGTCTTTCCGTCGGGGATGCAGCTGGAAGTCTTTGCCGTAACTATTGTAAGTGAAGCGAACCTTCCGCTCCTGTTCGATGGCATCGTTCAGCACATCCAAATTCAGCAGAACTTGCTTGTTGTCTGAGTGTATGAGTTTCGGCAGATGACAGACGTGCTTCACTTTGGCGCGGAAGTATTTGTTGCCAAGTCCTGTCAGCTTCTTGATCAGTCGTTCAGCTTCTTCGCCGGAAAGAGTGCGGGAAAAAAGGACGCTGTCGATCAGCATCCTCAGTTCCGCATTGTCAAATAGGCGCGATTTAAGGAAGATACCGCCACGCATGGAAATATCATACCCCATATTCTTAAGGAGCATAAGATTATTCTTGACCGTCTGCCGCGTACATGGAACGCCATAGTTTTTCTCCAACAATTCCACGATTTTCTGTTGCGTCAAGCGGTGATCGCTGTCCGTATATTGCTCCAAGACCTCCAAAATCATCATATTTAGAACCTTCTTGTCCTGCAGCGCATAAAGATACATATTATGCTCACCTCCTGAAAATGTAGTGCCTTTAGACTGGCATGCAGCGATTCCTGTTATTTTTGTCGGGCAAGTTTTTCTGCTAGTCGAGGAGAAGTCCATCCAGTTCGGCAATTTTGGCATGGATGTCAAAACCGCATTCGCCCTCCTTGTAAAGCAAAGTAGAATACTCAGACCATTCGCCCCCCATCTGCTTGCCTCGAATATACAATGCGCGTGCCTTCTGCACATCAAACGCTTTGGGGGGAAGATGACCTTCCTGAACCACCATTCCGTCCATAATCACAGGATACCCGCTGATGTCGAGCATGGGGCTGGCACTCTTATCCGGCTCATCATCGTACATATTATACAGCTCAAATGCCCCCTCATAGCTGTTCCTTTCAACCTCGGAGTGCGCCTCGTTTCGCACAAAATAGCGGGTAATCGTGCGGATGCCATAGCCTTCAATGGAGTCGAGCTTGATCCGATCCTCTCCAAACCGGATAAATGAATGTTCTTTTCTGTTCATCGTGATTTCTCCCTTCATAAAGTAGAAAACCAAGGACGGTATATCTCAGTCCCACAAGTCGCGAAATATTTGGCAAAGAAATCAGTGCTGTGCTACAATTGTTTGATAATTGGATTATAGCATATTCAATGTTAAAAATTTTTACCTTTTGGAGATTTTCAAAAACATTTCCGATGTTCCAAATTCCTATACGCTCACGTCCGCTCCATCCTGAAACAATACCGTCCCCCCCGTGTCCATGTCCACGGTCACGCACTCCAGCATGCTTGCCCGCAGTCGTCTGTAGGAATCTGCCGCAGAAGTTGTCTGGCCCATATCATCCCCCAACACCAATCTCAATCCCGCCCTTGAAAACAACAACTAGCTCGCCGTCCTCCTTCACCACAATGTGATCGAGCAGACCGCCCCATAACTCCTCGTCAAACTCAATCTGTTCACCATTGATGCCGCAGAGCGCATGAATCATGCCCTCTAGGTTTTTTCTCTTGCCGCCCCTCTCGGTGATTTGCTCGTCCAACTTCTCCAAAGCCTCCTGCTTTTCCAGATAGCGTGCGCGAATCTCATTTTCCTGTTTCAGATACGCTGTCTGATCCTGTGCCACCCGTGCATTCTCACGAATCAGTGTTTCAAGGAGTTCTGTCAAATTGCGAAGTTCCTGCTCTACGCTATCGCATTCCTCCAACAGCTCCCCTGTTTGGCAAACGCTGTCAATCAGGGCTCGGAGTTCCGCAATTACGTCCTCTTTGACCTCCACCAAGGAGTTCAGTTCCTTGACGAAAGTCTGTTTGATTTCCTCCTCTGTCAAATGCCGTGTGCTGCATGGCTTGCCCTTGTGGGCATATTTCTTGTTGCAGCGGTAGATGACTCTGCGGTACTTATCCGTCGAGTGCCATACCTTCGCCCCGTACCAACCATTGCAGCAGCCGCATTTGATTTTGTTCGCGAAGATGCTCACGCCGCTGTGCTTCCCGTTCTGTTCTCTATGCTTTATCTCGGATTGCACAAAGTCGAACAAGTCCGGCGGGATAATCGGCTCGTGGTGCTCTTCCACATAATACTGCGGAATCTCGCCCGTGTTTTTCCGTCGCGTCTTATCGAGGAAGTCCGCCGTATACTCTTTCTGGATCAGCGCATCGCCACGGTACTTCTCGTTGGTAAGAATGGAGCGCACTGTGGAGATGTACCACTTGTCCTTTCCCGACGGGGATTTGATGCCCCGCTTCTCCAGTTCCTTGGTGATGGCGTAAAAGGATCGCCCACCAAGGAAGAGTTTGTAGATGAGCTTCACGATTTTTGCCTGTTCCTCGTTGATTTTGAAGTCCTTGTCATAGCCGAGAAACGCGCTGTAGCCGACACTGGTCTTGCCCTCGGCGAACTGCTTCCGCTTGCCCCATGTGGTGTTCTCCGAGATGCTGCGGCTCTCCTCCTGCGCGAGGCTCGACATAATCGTGATAAGGAGTTCTCCGCACGTGTCGAACGTCCAGATGTTCTCTTTTTCAAAGTAAATCTCTACACCGTTTTCCTTGAGTTTGCGGACGTTCTGCAGCGAATCTACGGTGTTCCGTGCAAAGCGGCTGACCGACTTTGTAATGATGAGGTCAATCTTGCCCGCAAGGGCATCCTCGATCATCTGGTTGAAGCCGTCACGTTTCTTAGTGTTGGTGCCACTGATCCCTTCATCCGAATACATGCCGACGAAATCCCAGTCTGCACGGCTCTCGATGTAGTTCTTGTAATGCGCCATCTGCATTTCATAACTGGAAGCCTGTTCTTCATGATCGGTGGAAACTCTGGCATACCCTGCCGTTCTGCGCCGCTTTGGTTCTGCCGTAACTTCTGACCGAAAGATTTTAGGGCTTGCGGGGATGACTCTTACTGTCTTTGCCATCGGTATGCACCTCCTTCTTTGAGGTGAAATATGACTTCATCATCGGATATGACAATCCGCTCGACGTTCTGCACAATCTTTCCCTCGTAGCCATCACCGAGCAAGGATTCTGCCGCTTCTTTGAGTTCGGATTCGGGCAGTCGCTTCAGTCGGCACTTTGTTCTCGGCTGACTGCAAGACCACACCTTTGTCCCCTTCGTCCAAGTGTCACGCTCACACTTGCTGCCGCAGGAGGCGCAGTACACTTTGTTCGTGAAGGGATTGCTGCCGCGCTGCCCGTTGTAGATTCGGGCAGTCTTTTTTATGCGGCCATTCGGAAGGTGAAATTCCACACAGTCACCGTGAATGACAATCTTGGAAACCTTGTGCCTGAGTTCTGCGGCATCGAAATCGTCCTTCTCCATGATGACTCTGACTGCAGCCACAAGCTCCTCTTCCTTGATCGGACGGCTGTCACAAACATCAATCCCACGCCGTTCCCTTGTGTTGCAGACCCACCGTTTGTACTTCCCGGCGGTTCTTCTGCTGAAGCCGCTTCCGCAGCATCCGCATTTCACCATTCCCGAGAATGGCAGAATAACAGGATTTCTATGGACGGACTGTTCGGCTCTCCGTTTCCGTATCTCCTGCACCTTGTCAAAGTCATCCTTGCTCACAAGCGGCTCGAACATTCCATCCACCATGTAAATGGGCAGCTCTCCCTTATTCCGTTTGCGGATATGTCCCTCACTGATGTAGTTTTTCTGCAGTGCCATCGTGCCCGTGTAGGAGATGTTGGAGAGGATATCCTTTACCGTGGTCTGCTCGATGGGTCTCCCTTGCCGTCCTGTGATTCCGCGCCCTGCGAGTGTCTTTGCGATGGCGTAGGCAGATTCCCTGGCAAGGTATCTACGGAATATCTCCTTGACGATCTCACCCTCTGCTTTGATAATGCGGAACATCTCGCCATCCCATCGGTAGCCGTAAGGCGGTTTATGTCCGTTCGGAATCCCCTCTGCGAATCGTCGCCGCACGCCCCATCGGATGTTATCGCCGATGCTTCTGCGCTCTTCTTGGGCAAAGGATGCGAGCAGCGACAAGAGAAGTTCTCCGTCCTCGGATGTGGAATCAATGTTCTCGCGTTCGAAGCGGACGGCAATCCCCTTCTCTTTCAACTGTCGGACGGTATGAAGGCAATCCACGGTATCTCTGGCAAAACGGCTGATGCTTTTGACGAGCACCAAATCAATCTTTCCGGCGTTGCAGTCCGCGATCAGCCGTTTGAACTCCGTCCGATGAGTGGTACTTGTGCCTGTGATACCTTCGTCCGCATAGACACCTGCGTATTTGCCCGAAGAAACATCATTCACGGCAAATCTTAACCCGTGGGAAAACGACGTTTTGCGAGAGGAAATGGATAATGGCGCTATCGCTTGGCTTCGCAATCTCGACCGAAAGAAATGGGCGTTGGCTATTCCCTACGAGGTAAATGGATCGACACTCCCCATGTATCCCGATTTACTAATTGTCCGCATGGGCAATCATGGCTATGTATTCGATATTTTGGAACCACATGATGCCAGCCGCAAGGATAATTACCCGAAGGCCGTCGGCTTGGCAAGATTTGCCGAGGAACATGCTCATATCTACGGACGCATCGAACTGATCCGCAAGCAAAAAGCACCGGACGGCAAGGAACATTTCTTTCGGCTCAATATAGCACGTAAGTTATAAAATAAATTGACGCAAAAAGTTCCATTTTGCAAACGGTTCAGTTAAACTTTTAGTCACAACACAAAAAGAAACTGAAAGTGAGACTGCAAAATGGAACAGAATCATTGTACTACAAAAAAAGGGAAATGGAAACAGCTGACGGAGCGGGATCGGTACAAAATCGAAGCCTATTTTCAGGCTGGGTTGAAGCCGCAGGAAATCGCCGCATACATCGGCTGCTCCAAGCGTACGATTGAGCGGGAGCGGCGTCTTGGAATGACAGCACAGCTCAAACCTGCGACGAAGAATATCAAGGTCTGTGGAGACCTGCAGGTGCAGTGGGTGTATCTTGCCGATGTAGCACAGAGACGTCATGAGGAAAACGCTGCTCGTAAGGGTCGTGGCCTGAAAATCGATAAAGACCACGCGCTTGCTCGATACATCGAGCATAAGATCAAAGTAGAAAAATGGTCTCCTGCGGCAGTTATCGGTGAGCTCTGCCAACGCGGCTGGAGCTATGATGTCCGCATTTGTGTCAAGACCCTGTATAACTATATCGATCAGCAGCTATTTCTCGAACTCACAAACGACGACCTCCTATACAAAAAGAATCAGGGCAAACAGACAGAAAACAGCAGGCGCAGTGTTGCGTGGAATAACCGGGATGGGAAAAGCATCGACGAGCGCCCTGAGCCAGTGAATCGGAGAGAGGAGTTTGGACATTGGGAGATTGACTTGGTCGTCGGTCGCAAAGGGACAAAGCCGGTAATTTTAACATTGGTCGAACGGCAGACGAGGAAATCACTCTATGTTCTGATAAAGAACAAGAGCCAAAAAGAAGTACTGCAAGCACTTCGTCGGTTGCAGCGGCGCGTCAAAGGAGACTTTACGCACGTATTCAAGAGCATCACGGCAGACAACGGGGCAAACTTGCAATTTGCCCTAGTGCACGGGCTTAACATTTAGACACCTAGCAATTCCAATTTTGGCATTTGGAAATTCCTGGTCTGTAAGCCCCTTCTCTACATTCTTTAGGGCAGATTCATTGCCAACAAAAACAATATCAAGCTGATGCTTTGCTCTGGAACATCCCACATAGAACAATCGCTTGCTTTCATCGTTCACAAAGGTTTCTCCATCCATATCAATAATAATTATGGCATCTGCTTCCAGTCCTTTGAATTTTCTTGCCGTAGTAAACAGAACACCTTTCCCATCCCTGTCCTTTCTAATTTGGTGATTTCCTATCTTGTCAATATCCTTAAGAATCGAACGCTTCTCTGTCTTGAGCGTAAGCACGCATATTTGATCGTAAGAGTAATTTGCAGCACGATATTCATCTATTCTTTTGCTTAATGTCTTCAAGACTTCTCTGGCATCGCTGCACAGATAAAATCTTGGCATATCACCTTGAATGGATCGTTCTTTAACCCGTGGCCGAATGTCAACAGGTCTTCCGGCGGTATCCGCAATCTGATATGTATTCCGGCAATTTATATTCAACATGAGTCTACATTCGGCATGAACAAGCCAATCAGGGAACTCAAGGCCCTGCACAAACTGCTTCTTATCGTAGAAGACATAGAACGCACCGTCTTGAAGCAAGGCGATATCATACAATTTACTAATCGCCTCGCCATCAAAGTCCTGCCCCTCATCAATGACTATGTGTTGATAGTTCCAATCGTAATGTTCAAAATTCGACAGGAAGCAAATCACATCGTCATTCTCTACAGCCGGGACTTTCATGGCAGCACAGGCGAGTTGTGGAAGATTATAAAAATCTATATTTGTGTATTTGTCCGGTGCCTCTTCTTTTAGGCTCTGCAAATACTCTTTCAGATACCTGTTGAAGCATAAAAAGAGAACCTTTCCTGACGTTGCAAGCTTACAGGCCTTTTCAACCGCAAGCATGGTCTTTCCTGTTCCCGCGGCTCCCTGAATGGCAGCGACACGCTGTTCTTCGAGATAATCCAGCAGGTAATTCTGCTGTCTTGTCAGGCGAACGAACTCCTCATTCCGCTCTTGACGCCTCGACTTCAGACTTGGTACCGCACTAAAATATGGGGCAAAAGCATCTACAATTTTTTTGCAGGAATTCGAGTTTAATCTTGTATGTTTCCTTCCGTCGTAATAATCATAAATTCCCATGATGAACTTCTTTGGGGTATCCAATGCCTTCTCGTACAGAACAATCTCATCCCTGTATTCCATGGGAAGTTCACCTTCAATTCCCCCCTTGCTTATGGAAGGGAACCATACAGTCGATTCAACAAGGCAATACTGATCACCGGCTCCCGGCAAGCGTTCTAACACGCCACTTACCAGATCCTGAAATCGATACTTTGACCGATCTGCCTGCTCCAAGGGACCGCGCTTCATAGGGATCTTTTTTCCATTGTCAGTACGAATATATGCCCAGGAGTTATCACAGCATTCAATACCGCCGGACTTTACTTCAAGAACAAGGATTCCGTAGGTCGGATGGAAAATGGTAAAATCACATTCTCCCCACCTAATTGTATTTTTTTTCATTGGGAGCATTCCATCTGACCGAATGAAAAACGGTGAAATCATCATCCAGTTTACTTTTAAGGGCTTCAAATACCACTCTTTCGCCAAAACTTCCATGATCGTCCCCAAGCGTGTTAGGTATCATCCGTGCCATAATCAAATCCTCCGTTAAAATCTTCCTATAAACTCTTTTGCTTTGATATCGCTTACTTTCATAGATGTCCATCCCATGACATCAAGCTTTTGCTTGTCATCCTCAAACACCATTATTTTCTTATCTCTCCAAAGAAGGAGAACTTCATATTCATAGTCCGTTCCCTGCACTTTGCATTTGCAATATGCCTCTGTCGGCAACGGTATGTGGCAATAATCAAAGTCCGCAAAGATTTCCTTGCAGTCATCCGGAATCATCACCATGAATTCACTCCAATTGTTATAACTGCACGGCCATGAATCGCCAAAACGCAGACAGTCTTCTGTAATTTCTGCTGTAGGCTTCGCGCTATGTTTCTCTTGAAAATCTTCGTCCGGTATCACAATCGCCTCGCCGCTAAATGCTTCGAGGAAGGCACATGCTTCGCGGCGATCCAATATGTCATGCACCGCCTGATTGTAATAATTTCTCAGGCAGCGATAGCAAGAAGGACTGCAATTACAGTTCTTTGTCAACGAGACAGCCTTGGACACGATCCGCTGGAACACCCCATAGTCCTCCGTCACAAGTCTTCTGACATGACCGGCACCTCCGGCAACGCCATCATACAAGATGATGGCGTATACCATGCTGTTCTCATATCGGACTTTGTGGAGACAACCTTTAAGGTCTGTTCTTTCGATATCCAGCTCATCAGACATTGCCTCCAAAAGTGCATACATTACAGAAAGCATGACCGCCTGATTCTTTGCCCTTGATGTCCCGAATACAATTTGTACGACATCTGTCTTAAACGCATGGCAAAGCTCTCTCTTCCATAATTTGCCATTACAATCCTTGCCCCAAGGGCTTATATGTTTCTTTTCAAAGCTCCTTGCATTAGAATTAAAATCCTTTTCATTCTTACCGGACACAGAACTAATAGAATACCCACAATGATCACATACGAAGAAGTTATCCTTGCATACAACCATCAGAGAGTCATTCGTAGAGGTTTCCATCTGTATCTTATGGCTTCCCTCAATCAGAAATGTCTTTTTGGTCATAATCTGACGCTGTGGGTCGCCGATATAATAATCCTCGCTCTTAAATAATCGATCCGGTTTTCTGAGCGGCACAGCCGTAGTTTTAGGTTCTGCAATAAACCCTTTTCTCGGCTCTATCGCTTTCTTCCATTTCGCTTTTTCTATGGTTGAATGACAAGAGATGCATTTTTCCCCGTCTTTAGATGGCTCTGTTCTTCTGTAATTCCATGTCTTACAGAATTTATTCTTGCATTCTGCAATATAAACCTCTTCCCAGTCCTGTCCCGTAGTCTGCGGCAGTTTTCTTATATATCTGCTGGTATAAAGCATTCCATCCGCAACAACCTGTGCGTCAGGAGCATATTCCGCAATTGCAAGCTGAAGATCGCGCACCATCTGAAGTTTTTTTTCTGACGTCGAATTCGCTCCTTGATATAGTTCAACCGTATCAACCGGAAAACCATATTTCGGCAGAACATTGTTTCTGACGAGGAACTCAATCAATTCGTTTCGCCCACGCTGATCTTCCGGCTTTCTGCGATATTGCTTCAGATGCTTTTCACAGCGAGCCGCAGCCTGAATATCGCTCTTTCGCTTTAACCTAGCAAATTCCTTCACATACCAGTCAGCGGTATTTCTGAAATCCTCAACAGCAACCTTTAATACGCCATCGTCTCCAATGAGCTTTTCTGTCCATGACCAGTCAGTAATTCCCATAACATCATGAAGATTAATAGGAATGGAGCTCTTCAAAACAGAAAAAAGCCCGTCTGGTCTGTTTTCAATGTAATCCACCAGTCTTTCATAACCGTCATTGTTCAGAAGTTCATCCGCATTGTTCTGGTTATAGACCTCTTCGTAATGACCAAAGAAATCAGCCAACGCAACGGCAAAGATATGCCGTAGAACAACCTTTTCATTGGAGATCGAAAAAAGTGGAACCCCAATCTTCCCGGAAATCATCCGCTCAGGCTTATCAAAGTATGTAAAGTCATGTGACCCCAGCTTCGCATAAGTTAGTGCATACGCTGCTGAATGTATGCTTCGGCCCGCACGTCCTGCACGCTGAACATAATTTGCCGGTGAAGGCGGCATATTTCGAAGATACACGGTCTCAAGATCACCAACATCCACGCCCATCTCAAAGGTCGTAGAACAGCTCAATGCATTGATTTCCTTGTTGACAAACATCTCCTGATATGTTTGCTGCTCCACTCTGCCAAGCTGTGCAGTATGTTCTTTTATATGCATCGGATGCATCTGCTCGGTAGAATAAAGCCTTGCAAAATGATTATCTGACAGCAAAGCCTCATGAGAAATCCTTCGCAGCTTCCCGTCGCACCTTATAGATACACACTTGCCCTGACAATTCGTCATCGTAGTTTTGCCGCATTTCGCGCAGACATAAACCGGCACATCTTCAGAGCCGGCTTTCACTACAAAGCGGTTGGTTGAAATATAGTACTCTGCATCGCTATCATGGGTCATAGAAAATCCACTTTGCACAAGAACGGCATCCCAGAATTTCGAAAGCAGACTTATTGCTTCCTCCTCACTGATACCAAGCACCTGCATAGTTCTTGTCACACGGCCATTTTTAAATGCGGTGCCATTCGGTCTCTGTCTCGGAATCCATCCACTAAGATAGTTTTTCTTCCTTTCCGAATCAGACTGCCTGCATTTTACAAATCTTCTCGGAAATGCCGCATAATATATGTATTCACGCTCATCGTCCGTAAGATTGGCGCCTTCTCCCTCAAGCGCCCCGTTATAGACTAAATCCATCACAAGCAAATGAAACAGTGCCATAACATCCTCAATGGACTTATGGTATTTGTTGGCAACTGCTGTCATGATTTGTGGATTATTTCCCTTATAGGAAAAATCCAATATTCCCATCGATACCAGACTGGTACTCCTTCTGGCTCCGACCATCTCGTTTAGAACAGCAATCCATGCCTGATGTCTGCTAACCGCAGTAAGATTTTCCTTACCGGTATCTCCCGGTGCAGCAAACGTCCTGTTCGTGTCAAAATAAGCTGTGAGCTCATCGACAAGAGTAATGATCTCCCAAGGATTTTTGTTGATGCTGTCCTGATTCTCTTTAATTACGTGCCAGATCCCCCTTCTGCGAAGGAATTCCTGATAGAAGGATGTCATATAGCACGCAAAGAAGGCCGCTTCACTGCGACTATCAGAGAATGAAAGGAACTGTCTTTTTTTCCTTATGGTTTCAATGACCGGTTTTGAAGCAATCGCCATAGAGAACAGTTCGCCGGTTGGCTGTTCTTCCTTGTTCTTACTCTTGAGCACTGCCTCGTGTTCCGGAAGCTGTTCGAAAAGCTCCGTGCCAAGCACTGCGGTAGCAGCATCGTATCCAAGATAAAACAGCTTCATATGACCTATATTACAGCATGGACACCGATGCTCACTTCGTGTCCCCTTAACTTCAGCCTTTCTGACTCGTATACGATTAGCGGCATCGCAATCACAGTCAAATTCTGCCCTCCGGCTTTCGTGAAGGATCTTTCCACACGTTGCACAGATCAAAAAATCATTTTTTCCACATCCATTTTGCGCTGTCGCACCATCCTCATCGTCTTCCTGCTCATCCCACCGCTCATTCTGTTCGCGAAGGAGATACACTTCCTTCTCTTTGTCCCATCTGTCATGGGCGAATTCAAAGAAGCCATGCACTTCTTTTCCGGCGATACCGATGCGGCCGCAATCATCACACACCGCCGCCTCAAAAACTCTGTATTTCCCGTCCGGAGTATACTTGGAGCGATTCAGGAAGATGTTTTTCCGCGCCCCGATGGTGATGTAAGCACCTTCAAGCGCACGTACGAACATATGATATCTTGCCTTGATAAGTGCCGTCTTATTCTTCTCTGCACGAGATGCGACATGGATAAGATTAACAATGTCATCTTCCGTAACAGGCATGAGGCTATTGACACGAGAGGTGATCTGCTTTACCGTCATTGGACTTGTCGCACATTCACGAAGCGCCTTGTACAGCGTTGAGGACATACATAGGTCGAACAGAGTTTCCGCATCGCTGAGGCTGCTGTCATACTCCACATGATATGCATCAAGAATTTCGTTTAGTGAACTTTCCGGATTGGAAAGTTCGGAAAATAATCGAACAGGATAGTCAATCATCCGATTCGGGAATTCCGGCATGACCGTGTTAGATCGGATGATATCGTCCTCCTGAAATTTTGCCGCACACAAAGTCTCAGCAAATGTAACGATATCCTTATCCGCTTCCTTCCCTCCGAGAGTTGCACTGGTAAGAATATGCCGGACTTGCACAGGATTACTGATTCTAGCCTTCAACCGTCTTAGGAGCAGCGATGTTTCCATTCCTGTTGCGCCTCTGTATATATGAGCCTCATCAAGAATAAGAAACTTTAACTTCGCCCCAGAGAACACCTGATCGTCATTTGGCCGAAGAAGCATGTATTCAAGCATCGCATAGTTCGTCACCAGAATATGCGGCGGTGTATTCTGCATTGTTTCTCTGGATATTGCTTCATTCGGAAGCGGACTCAACGCATGACCGTTGACATCCTTAAATATACGTCCGAACTCTGCTATGCCTTCCTCCTCATCTTGTTTGGTGCTGCTGTTGTAAACACCAAATGTAATATCAGGATAATTCTTCAAGATCATTCGCAGTCTTTTCATCTGATCGTTCGCCAATGCGTTCATGGGATAGATCAAAATTGCCCGGACACCACAGGAGAGCGTTCCGGCCTGTTTTTCCCGAAGCAGATAATTTATGATGGGCAAAACAAAACACTCTGTCTTGCCGGAACCGGTACCCGTTGTTACGACCAGATTATGCTCCTGGTTGATCTTTCGAATGGCTTTCTCCTGATGCAGATAAAGCTTTCTCTCTAGTTTTATCTCCTTGTCGCTTTCCGACACATCTTTTTCGAGATCTCTGAACAACGGAGAAAGTTCTCCCTCTTCAATCAGGCTTTCTATGTTCTTCCCAATTTCAAAGGAATCGCTAATATCAAGATAGGGTCCCTTCGCCACAGAATTCTCTTGATTCAATTCTGTCGCAAACTGCCTGGCATAGTCTCTGTCCGCAATATGAAAACTGGTCAATACATAGCTGATGAATTCAGCCTTTATGCTTTCAGATGCTTTCATCGGATTAAACATTTATCCCACCCTCGTCTTTCTGTATGTATATAAATCCGCCAGATAATAATATCTCTGCTTGTCGATCGTTGGTTCTCTATCAGTGATAAAATAACGATTTTCCCTTGATGATTTGTCAAAATATCTGTAGTAATAGATACCGTCACCGTCCTCATTAGTAATGCTCAGCGTATGATCGTTGATAAATACGATTTTCACAGGATTGATTTTATATAACTGAAATCCTTTTTCTGATATCATGTCCTCAAAGGAAAATACATGATGTCTCATACTCTGTCCCATAAAGAACATGACACCGCTGTACACAGGGCATTCTCTCTCTTCACTGTCCACAAACTGAATCCCCTTATACGCTATCCGTTCAATATAAGTATTTCGAATATCAACGCTTCTTAAAGCCCCTCCCTCCTCAAAGGTAATGTTTGTTATTTCTATCATACGTTGATTGAATCTTAATTCATTCTTATCACCTATAAAAAGTGTACCCTCATCAAGAATCGTCTCATCTCCCAGAAAGATATTTTCGGACTCCTTTACGATGCTGTATGTATATTCATTCAAGGCAAGTTTAGACGTGCCGACAACAACCTCATCATTCAGGTTAAGAGGATAATCCTCAGTCCCTTCCGCTGTTTCTATGCGCAGCTTAAACTGCCCATTCGGATTGCCGATGAACCCCATGCCCTTATTCCAAAAAAGGGTGCTGTCATGATAGTCAAATTGCACTTCTCCTACGAACCGTTCCATCGTCGATATACGTCCGATATTGTATTCCTGTATCTCCCGGTCTTTCGATATAGTAAGTATAAGATCGATCCATGTCAGATCGACTCCACCGGAATATGCAAAGACTGCATTTCCATAATCAAAACACCCCTTTTTCTCTTCCGTAATAGCGACCGTACCGAGCTTCATATTGCAGGAACAGTCCTTGGGGGTTGTAATATATATTTTTTCGTTCTGTTTAATCTGCTTTATCCATGCCGTATACCCTCTGTTCCACTCCTGCCCTTCATTATTTCTAACATATACCCTAGGTATTTTGAGTTCAACCATTCCATCATCATAGGGAAAAGAAATCTCTTCATCGCTGCTATTAATCTCATATCTTTTCGAACTATGCAAACTCACAATATTTACATAGGCACCTTCAAAGTCCTCGCTGCTGAAATAAAAATCCCGATTGAAATTGATGGAGAATCCCTGTATAACTTTTACTGAAAATCTCGAAATAATTCTGTTTTTCTCTAAATCGACAATCTGAAAATTACAAGTCTGATCCTCTACCGTCTGAAGTGGTATGGTGTAAATAAAGCTGGTACCTGATACCTCCGGAGCAATGTCGCCTAGTCCAAGCCGCGTCGCGTTCATTGACACGACATACTTGCGCAGCTTTTCCTTATCATCCAATATAAGAAGAATGCCGGTTGCCTTTGTGACAACACAGTATTTATGCCCCTTCTTTGTAAATACCACTCCCGCGTCTGACGCAGGATGTATCACTCGGATGCCACTGTCTGGTGATCCATCTGAACGATCAAATGCTATGATCTGGTCGTCATATTTGACAACAAAATTCTCTCCAAGTCTCACAAAATATGACTTCCACCGGCTGCCGGCATCAATATCCGACACCTCACCCCCCATGAAATCCAAAGCGTTACATTCAGTTGTAAAGAAGGAATACGCTCCTTTTTCACAATCACGAACATCACATTCCTTTGTGTTTGAAAAACACAGATATTCTCTGTAAAGCGTATCCCCTGAATCATATATTTCTTCATCATCACAGGATAAAACGATACGGATATGAAGGGTTCCGTTCCCCCTTCGCAGACATTTATTTACATCAACATGGAACCCATGTAATGTTTTTCCAAGGTCGTTGCCGTAATAGCTTAAAGATCTGTTCTCAACATGAACAGATCCTGTATAAACCCGAAGCGCAACTCTCTCGAATTCTGTCTTTTTAAGTCGTATATCTGGAAGTGAGATAACAACCTCTGCCTCATTCTGTAGGACGTATACAGGACGAATTCTCGTGTAATCAATCGCAACACTTCTTATTGCAGAAGTGCCGGATGCACGACTTCTATCCTCTTTTGCCCCCTTTAACTTGTCCTCGATCCACTGATCGCACAAAACATCCACATACAATTGCGCCGGCGTTTCTGTATGGTTTATTATTCCATCGATCCTGCGCAACATATGGCGGATGAGTTTCGTCGCATATCCTGTCCTATATATAATGAGTTTGCGAATCCCCTCCTGGAAGGAATAAACTTTTGCACTGATTTCAAATCTGTCATCATCGACCTCATCGCCTGTATTCAGCTTGTTTCGCAGTGCCATAACCATTCTTTCTATAATTGGATCATCCTCGATATACGTCCACTTCATATTTGTCTTGTAAAAATCAAAAAGGAAATCATACATCAGCATCCATGATTTTTTTGTGGTCAGTGCGTGGACAACAATAGTAGATTTGTATTGATACCCTTTTTCACTTGAGATAAACCACCTACGATTCTTCACTGTGGCTTCTCGTACGCAATCACAGAGTATATCTCGAAGTTGATTTGTACCATCTCTATAACCGAACTGCGTCGTAATATATTTCCAAAAGCCGGACTCATCTCCGGAATCCCACTCTTTGGCATAAGAAATAACAGCAAGTGCAATCTGCATTTTTGCCCTTGGCGGGAATTCTATTCGAGGATCTCTCAGTCGTTGATTGATATATTTCTTTGTAATCGTATACAGACTTTCTTTCCGCTTCTCTGAAAGTATTTCATTTCCAAGAAGTGGATTTTCTGCAAAGGTTTTTTCAACCAGGATTTTCGAATCAATCTCGTATGGCTGCATATCTGACTCTATAGAACAAAATTCCTGCATTTCGTCCTCCATCTGTTGTTCTCCGCATCCATAAAGTTCTGCTATAGACTTTCTTCTCTACTATGATTTGCTGTATTCTAGATCTGGTAACCATATACCATTCTGTAAGCCATCCAGGCTTAAAGCCGTAACCTTCTTTAAGTTTCTTTACAGTCTCAGCGTCTTAAGAAAATAAACCAAGCTCATAGTAAAGGCTATGTAGAATACTTATTGACGAGGGAAGAGTAAAAAAGATGTACTAAGATAATGAACTTTTTTATTAGATATTCCTTATTTCCCTTGTATAGAGGACTTTAAAACATTAAAATACCATAAATATCTCTTCACCTAAATTTAGAGCAAGCTACGTACTCATACCATAAGTGCGATTGCTACTCCCCCAGGTCATTCCCCCCTCATATACCTATGCTCCATGTGAGAGAAAACATAATCATGTACCATCCCAGCAACCATTTTTCTAATATCATATTGTAATTCCTTCTACATAAGTTTTTTGATTCCTGTTTATCGAAAAATATATTTTAAAAGTTTTCCCACTATCCATACCTCGCCCTCACCTCACCTCCGTCCCTTCCCGAAATACCACCGTCACCCCCTTATCCGCGCCCACCGTCACATAGTCCACCATCGCTCCCCACAGCTGGCTGTCGAACCCTGCCACAGCCTCGTTCTGTTTCTTGAGAGCCTTGATAAATCCTGCCAATCTCCACCAGTACCGCCAGTTCCTGCTGCAGCTTGGCTTTCTCTGAACTGTCCCCTTTGTCAAGGACATTTTGAAAGAAGGGATTTATTTCATCTGCTACTTTTTCTTTCCTGGCGTCAATGGATAATTCCCTGTTTTCAAGAACTCATCATATTCGTTTGGCGACAGCTTCTGTAGCTGCCATTGGTATCGTTCATTGTTGTAATAATCCATCCAGTCATCGATCACCTCCTTGACTTCATGGTAGCTCTTGCAGTTGCTGACATCAATCTCATCTTTCATGTGACCAAAAAACTTTCCTGTGGGGCATTGTCCCAACAGTTTGCCTTCCGCGACATCGACTGCCTCAGTTTCTTGTTCTTTACAAGTTCGCTGAAACGAATGCTCGTGTAGTGGCAGCCTTGATCGCTGTGAATCAAGGTCTCCATCTGCAAGTCTATGCCGTGTGCTTGAATCAATTGTTGCACCGTTCCTAAGACGAAGTCCAGTTCCAAGGAGTCGCTCAGTACATACGCAAGAATCTGACGTGTGTAGGCATCCAGTATCGTAGAGAGGTAGCATATTCCTTTCGGATAGGGGATGTAGGTGATATCCGTCAACAGGACTCTGCGTCGCCCGTGCATGGTGAATTCCCGGTTCAAGAGGTTGTCCGCTACTCGATTCGTCTGCATGGCTTTAGCCATGCGCCGGTATGGATTCGCTTTCCGAATCGGGCACAACAATCCATACTTGTTCATCAATCGCCGTATTTTCTTGAGGTTCATGATGATCGGCGGATTCCAGTGCAACATACACATGTAGATGCTCCGTGCTCCTTTGGCGTAACCTCTTTGCCCATAGGCTCTCAGGATGTGTCGGAAGTCTTCTTCATCTTGTCGTTCTTTCGCCGCACGAGTTGCAGCGGCGTGTTTCCACCGATAGTAGCCCGAGCGGGATACACCAGCAATCTCACAGAGCATGCCAACTTGCAGGAGATTGCCTTCGCCCCGCAGCGTTTCTTCGATGACGGCGAATTTTTCACAGGTCGTCATGAGGGGCGTCTTTCTCTCGTGTTGGCATGTTTGACAATTTTTTTAGAAATTCGACCTCCTGCCTTAGGTATTTCAGCTCATGGCACATCCGTTCTGCGGACATGACATTCTCTTCTACCAGATTCGATGCTCGGCGTTCTCTGTTTTGCCCTTCCGTAAAGCCTTGCGGTGAGGCGGCCTCTTTCTTGATGCGTTGAACAATGCTGTCGATCTGCTTCTGCCCAAACATCTTCGGGTCATAGCCAAGGTCTTCGAGCACTTTCCTCGGGCTGTTCCCCGCTTCATAGCTGGTCTGAAAGGCTTCTTTGAAGCGGATGGTGAAGTACAGTTTGTGCTTGGTTACTCGAAGAGTGTAGGGGTTTGCTCGCAGCAGTTTCATTTCTTTGGTGCTGTATTCTCTCATAGGCGGCTCCTTTGGGCGCTTCCATTGACGAGCTAGCAGCAAATCGATGCGGGGTTAGAGGATGGGGTTCATCTTTCATCGACCGTGGCAACTTTGTCCATTCTGAAGGATTCGCTCCCTTAAACCAATGTCCTGTTGCAAGGATTCCAGACATTTTTGCTTTGTCCATGTTCAAGGAATTCCACATTCTTGAAGCTGTCCATTGATATGGGCTTCTCCGTCAAACGCAGTGGCAATTTCCTGCATCGGGATCTGTCCATGAAAAAGGATTCACATTGCCTGAAACCATTTTCATCGGAACAGTGTTTTGCCAAGGTTTTACCCCATCCCTTCTTTCTGTGTGTCCACATCCTTGGGTACAGTATAATTATAAAGATGGTTTTTCTTCTGTGCGAAAAATGGACGGCATCTCCTTAATATTTCACCGTGGATGAAAGCGGATAACCGAAATGAGACCTTAATCTTTAGAGAAGATACGATTCGCACATCAGAGCAGCAAAATTCCTCGCTCATCATAGACAGATGCGGAGGCATCATTATGGCAGTTCGCTCGTTGACCGCCTTGCCCGCCGCTGTCTGTCCAAACAAAAAGGACAAGCCGCCAAGATGATTGTAAGGCTTGTCCCGTGAACGGGAGAGTTTGCTGAATAGGTTCATATGGATTCTCCTTGCACGATGATAGCTTTTATGCTATCATCAAAGTGTCTTTAATAGGGAGTAAAATATGTATCGAATTGAGTTCTACGAGAAAAGAAACGGGACATCCGACGTATGGAATTTTCTCGAGGAGTTACGTGAAAAAAGCAAGACGAACAAAGATGCGCGGATTCAATATGATCAGATCATCTTTTACATCGACCTTTTGGCACGCAACGGAACGAGATTGCCGAGCAAGATCACAAAATATCTGGAAGATGATATATGGGAGCTTCGCCCTGGAAACAACCGCATCTTCTACTTTTATTACGAAGATGGTCAATATGTTCTGCTGCACCACTTTCGCAAGAAAAGCATGAAGACACCGCCGCGCAAACTTGCCCGTGCAAAAGAAGCACGAAACGATTACCTTCGTCAGCAAAAGGAGCGAGGAAAATGAAAACATGGGAAGATTACAAGAATCATGTAAAATCCATTGATGCAGAGAGCCGTCGAAGTATGGAGGAGATTGAAGAAATTGCAGCTATTGTTTCTTCGATGATTGAGCGGCGCACCGCCCTCGGCATCAGTCAGAGAACACTGGCGCAGCGCTGCGGTTTGCCCCAGTCCTCCGTCGCACGCATCGAATCCTTCAAAACGACACCAAAAATCGACACCCTGCTCAAGCTCATGCAGCCGCTTGGATTGAAACTTCAAGTTGCTGCACTGTGAGCCGAACCTCGAATCACAGCAACAAAATTCCTCGCTCGTCATAGAGGGATGCGGAGATATCATTTCCGCAGCTGATCGCATGGTCGAGTGCCATGATGAGCGCAATCACACCGTCGATCTTCTCGGTGGATTTCTCCTTATCTGCCTTGATGTTCCCCGCAGGATCGGTGCGAATGAATAAGTTTTTCTCTACCCCCAGTTGAACTGGGGGTATCATGACTATTCGGCGACCAAAGAAAAGAGATTCCAAACGCTAGATGTGGCGAATGGAATCTCTGTTGTGTTAAGTTTAGGGGAGTCCTATTCGTTACGCCATATCACGCCCCTTGAATGACTGCTTCCTGCATACTTCCACACTTGCTACATCGAAATGGCATTTTTCTCTTTGTTCCTTTCCCCTTTACTGATGTGGTGGTATATAGAACTGATGTATCTCCGCATTTCTCGCACTTTCTGCGATAGCGGATATTGTTGTTCTTCTCCTCAATAATCACACAGCCAGACAGTGCTAATCGACATATAGATTCTCCTCTCGAACGATTCCTTACGCCTCATCGCCATTATTTGAGATTCCCACACCATTCTCCAGTCCATGACGAACGAGCATAGATGCAAAATCCACCCCATTCAACAGAACGACATGCTCTCGATCTGCAAGCTCCTGTGCCTCTACGCTGAACTTATCCGTAAGATTGATAAGGATTAACACTTTCGTTTTTTCGTCCTTCTTTGCCATCTGAACGAGCTGCTTAACCCCCGCAACATCATTGTTATCATGCCCGCGCTTTTTCTTTGCCTGTATATAGATCTCAGGCATGATCTCATCTTCGTATTTCGTATAAATATCGTACATTAGCGACCGTTCACTAAATGCCTTAAATACAAGATCGACATCACCGCCCTCACCGTCATAGCAGTTGTTGCCAACCTTAATATAACCGCTTTGCACAAACAAGCTTTCGATCACCTTCTCAAACATAGCATTTTGCCACGACTGCATCTTTTCGACCAGCTCTTTAAGATAGAGATCACGAGCCTGACAAGTTTCTGCCGACAGGAACCCAAGGCGTGTGGGAGATGACTGTGTTGCGGAGCTTCTCATCATTGTCAATACATCAATCGCATCCATAACACCTTCATCTAGAACACGATTCACAGCACGTCGATATTTACCGAAAGAGCTGCTTAGCACCTGTGCAGCTCCACTCGAATCGTAGCTGCAGTTGACAACAGGATCCACCTCGATATAGTGCCCGAAATCATTCTTCCCATCTGGTAGGGTAAACTCATACGACTTTCTACATTTTACAATTATGAAATAGCGCCCTGGCACATTATACTCCATACTGACCTTCGGAATGACAATTAGATCGCCTTCTTTGATTTCAAACATTACACGCAGCATATTATAGCGACGTTTCACGTTTTCACTACATGGAGACCATTTCTCCCATGCCGCTGTAAACTTGTCAAACGGATTCCTCACATCCATATTGGGACCACCCCAGCCCTGTCGCAGTCGCCCCTGTTTCAGCTCTTCGTAGATGAAGGGAAAGCACTCACCATAGTCTACACGAAAAACGAAATAATTTGTCATAATAGTTCATGCTCCTTTACTCATCAAAACAGATAAACAATATCATTGATTAATTCGAGTTTAATATAAAATTTCCCTCCATTTTGATGTAAAATTTATCAATCATAACCGTTCCATTATGTAAAATATAAATCAGAGAAGTGACACACGCCCTCCCTTATTTACCTCGGTACCTGAGCTTCCGTATCTAATGTAGAAATCATCTGCCTAGCAATGAATATGACCTCCTCCTTCTTTTCGCTAAAAGTCTCCGTCGAAATTATATAAGCCATTGGAAAGGACTTATTGATTAACTCTGCCCATTCTAATACATCAATCATGTCATCTTGTTTTGTTATGCCAAAACCAACATATACGCCCTGGACGGTTATATCTTCTTCTGGCATTTTTCCTTGTCGAAGCAGGAAGGCTTCGGAGATGCATCGAATATTTCCTTTCTGCGATCCTAAACTATTAGAAAAATCCATATAGTCTAATCTGACATAATCCTCTTGTATATTCCATATGGAAACCCAGCGGATAAAATCTTTCGCACAAGCCACATCCGCAAAGCAGAAGATTCCCGTACCGTCCACATGCCCATCACACTCATTCTTTCGCCGCGCAAGCATGGTTTCCATGGAATCAAGGAGTATTTTCTCAGACGATGTTCGATATATGCCGATCATATCTTTCTTCCATAATATGTCGGCTGGGAGATTCACTGCATGCTCGTACGAAACCAACAGAATCATAATCGGATACCATCCATCATCCTCCATAGATAGGAAGTGCTTGAGATCCACATCTTTGTAAAAGTTCCGCACGGGTATGCCACATACTGCATCACATACCTTCATGCTGGAATGGAAGTCCTCCAGCACAGGAAACAAACTCTCGTCGATACTGGCAACCTGCAGCGCGATATGAGGCATGATTTTCAGACCTTGTACAATCTCTCTTGCAATAAATACAACCTCCTCACACTTCTTACCCGCTCTCACTGTCCATATCAATCGTGCTGCCGGGAAGCAAAGGATAATCTCCTGCACTTTTTCGCTAATATAATCGAAAAGCTCATCCTCCTGCTCTGACACATCCCACCATTCCAGCATTTCATCTGGGATGAGAGAATGTTCTTCGTCCACACTAAAAGAGATCAGCACGCCCTCTACTGTCTCATCGCGGACAGGCAATTCTCCTGCCTCCGAGATACATTGAATTTTCCCATCACGCGATGCCAGCGTTTTACTGACATGCGAATAGTCCAAGTCCCCCATATCCTCATAACAGCTTTTGCCCCACCACAGTCCAAACCA